GGGACCTTGAATTCCTTCCCGCACTCCCTACACGCCAGAATTTTTCCCTTGAATTTTGCCACCTATTGCTCCTTCCGTTGCATCTTTATAGACGATCAGAGCATGTAAGTGGCTAAATGTCAAGAGAAAATCTCACTGCGTGGCACTTACCTCCAGAACCGCCATCCAGGCGTCGTTAAGTATAACCGTGGTTTGCATCGTTTTCCACGACACGGACCCACGCTGCCCAAGGGGATCAGACTTTGACGGCACCGGGTTGATGACGATCGGGGTGATTGCAAACTTCCCTTTCAACGCGATGATCCCGTAGGCGTCCTTCCCGAAATACATGACGGGATAGATGTCGCACGAGCCGTTGGTGGCCAGCATGGTTGTGGTTGCCGCGCCAGCTCCTTCATAGGGAGTGAAGATGGTGGACTTGATGTACCGGGCATCCTCGCAACTGCCGATTTCGGTTTCCCACGCGGAGATCTTCCCGTAATCAGCGACGGAAGTGAACCCGGTCATGCTGCGGATGTCAGATGTCAGGTCAACGTGGGTGACGCCGACGTATGCCGGCAGGATGGATTCCGTGTTGAAATTCGGCGTGGACTTCACGATGGAGGTGATGAACTGGGCCTCCTGGCGTTCCAGAGCGCGAACGACTTTCCGCTGATCCGTACGGCTGATTGCGGTGGATACCAGTAGCCGGGTGGCGACGGAGTTCGCATAGAAAACGTTGCTGCACGCTTTGAGAACGTTGTATCGCAAAGTTTCGATGGTTTTCGCAGCCTGTTCCGCGGATACCGCCGTCGCCTCCTGGAGGATAGGATCTTCATGGGTGTCTGCGATGACATCGGTGATCTCCACGAGCCCGCCATATTGGCTTAAAGTTGCCGTGACGTCCGTTGCAGTCATCTTGTCAGACGACGGCGTGACGCCTTCCGTCAATGCAGTGGTGCGAAGCCCCAGGGAGTTGTATCTCCGGAACTTCATCGACTGGGTTTTGTTTGCGGGTAATGTCTTAGCTTGCGCGAATTTCTCCAGGCACAGGTAGGGCATCGCCCGTTTAAGCAATTCTACCGCGTTGTATGCGGCAGTTCTTGGAGTTATGTCCCCATAGGTTGTCATTGCCATTGTAATTCTCCTTTATGTCTTCCGAAGCGCTTCGTCGAATGCGCTATCGTAATCCGTGGCAACGTTGTGAAATGCCTGGACGGCTCCACGGCGGTTCGGCACTGATTGCAATGCAGATCGTCTCTGTTCGCGTTTCACGCTGATGTTGGACACGTTAGGCGGTGGATTGACGGGTTCGGAAGGCGGTGTGGACAGGTTGGATTCCCGTTTGAAATCGGCAATCAGTTGTATGACATTTTCCGCCTGGCCGTTGGTATAGATTTCCAGAAGCGCGGGCCGGATGTACGCCGGCTTGGCTTCTATCCATGACTTGATCGATCCGTCATCCCTGTATGTTTCGAAGTCGGGATGCGCGGTTCGGATGGCTGAGAAGTGGTCTTCGATGGATCGTTCCTCGACTGACTTCATGATCGGGGTAAGTGAGCCGCGAACCTGATCCACTTCGCTTTTGAACATGGCTTTCATTTCATCCAGTTCGCGACGGAGTTTTGCCAGTTCGCGGGACCGCTTCAAGCCTTCCATTTTGGATACGGTGTCGAAATCCTGTTCGTATTCCGCGAGTGATTTCTGATCTTCGGGGGACAGAGCGTCATCGGGGGGAATTGCGGCAGGAGGTGGTGCGTGTTGAACGGGAGCGGGGGGAACCATCTTTGCCTTTGCAATTTCGGCAAGGAGATTCTGCTTCTCGGTTTCCCAGTCGAATTTCTCCTTTTTGTAGATGCCTTGGAGTGTTGACCAGCGTTGCTTGTATGCCTCGTCGGATTCCCCTGGCTGTTGCTCAGGAGGTGCGTCGGAAGGCGGGGTAGATGGGGTAAACGGCTGGGCAAGAGAAGGAGAAGCGGCTGCAACGGGTGGGGCAGGCGTAACAGGCTCAGCGGGGATTACTGATGGGCGTTCCGGCTGGTCTACGTCTATCGCCTCGTCGAATGCGTTTCCGAATCCTTCATCGCCGGGATCACGGGGGGGATTGGCGTTATCGTCCCCAGAGTGATTGTCTGCTCCGGGTGTCCCTCTATCATCCGGGTTGGGCGTTGGCATCTTGGTTGCTCCTTTCAAATTGGAATAAAAAAAGCTGCTCGGAAATCAATCCTGGGCAGCCTGTGTCCTGATTTTGATATCCAGGGGTAGACGGTTATTTGCTTTTACGCAGCAAGTTCAACAGTGCTTTTTTGACTCCTTCCAAATTCTTCAAAGCGTCGATCAGGTCGGTCTTTTTAACGGTTACGTAGTCCGCGTTCGTCTTGTGAAATTGCTTTTCATCTAGTGAAACCCTGTCTGGCATATGATACTCCCTCGTTTTTTACAATGTCAAGGATTTTTTTACATCCTGTATTTTTCCGCAGGCATTGGTTCCGGGATACCCTTCTCGATATAGTCCACAATCTGCTTGAAAGCCGATATCTGACCCTGGATGCGGGTGAGTTCGGCCGGCAAACAGTCGTCGGCCAGCTTACGTCTGTCGGATATGAGGATATTCAACAGTTTTACCATGGATACCAACGATTGGTCATGAAATTCGGCGTGGATTTGGGCTACCAGTTCTGTCTTTTCGGCGTTTTTGATCATGGGTTACTCCTTTGGGGGTGATTTGGATGGTTTGGCTGGTTTGGGTGTTGACTTTTTCGCTTTTGCCGCCGCCTTTGCCAACATGGTCTTCATTTCCATCCCGTGCTGTGCCATTCGATCCTTGTTTGCGACCTCGTGGGCTGTTTTCGTAGCGGTGAGGGCTATATTTGCGCGGTGATCCTCATCCAGGTGTTGGAGATCGAGGGCGTGCTTCTCTTCCTGGCGCCGGATTTCCGCTTGTTTGGCTTCGTTTTCAGTCTGCTGCAGGGATAACTCTCCTTCTGCCAGACGGGGATCTTCGGCGGAATTGGGATTTTCGATAGGAGTCTGAGAATCTTTGATCGCTTTGACGTTATGTTCCTTCGCCTTGGTCAATTGCGCCATTGTTTGTGACTTTTTGTATGCGATTTCCGCTTCCTGCATCTTGTAGGCGAGTTCCATAGCACGTTGATCCTGCATTGACGCTCTGACTTTTTCCGCTTCGACTTCAGATCTCAGCTTCATGTGGACGTCGTGCGCCTTGAAATACTCTTCCAGGTATTCCCGGTGCGGGATATAGACCCAGTCTTCCGGGGTGAGTTGCGATTTCATCTGGGTCAGGGCCTGCATCCGGATTTCCTTCATGACAAGGGACTGTACTCCCCGGGCTCGAACGTTGTAATCCCCCTTGATGTCCTGGCGCGGGTTGAATTCCATGTTCCATGCGTATACGGAACGGAGTATGTTTTCGGTAAAGGTATCGAAGTTCTTGACTACGTCTTTGATGGAAATGGTGATCGTGGCCATGCGCCCGGAAGTGGCCTGCGCGGTTTCGTTGGATGCGACCTGGCCGATCATCCAGGTAGGAAGAGTGGTTTCCTCGTCGGCAAACTGTTTGAAGGCATCGATTACGGAAAGCAGTTCCGGAATGTGGGAATCGAACTGAAGAGATCTCAGAGCCGGGTATTGGGACTCCACGCCGCGGCCTTCCCGGAACCAGATCTTGCGTGGGTAAAATGAGGTGTAGTCCGTGCCGTCCATAATGAGATCAACGTTTACTTCGACGTTTGGGCCACTTACGCACGCCCCATTATCCAATACCATCCGGGAGGCGGAAGCGATTGCAACTTGCGAGTGCCTCATGATCCTGGCCAACCCTTCACCGAAGATCGACGTTTCGTCCTTCTCGTAGTAGAATACCTTGAACTGGTCGATTGCCGTATCGAACAGGACGGCTTTCACGATCGATCCACCCAAAACCCAGATGTTCGCGCCGTATTCAAGCTGTGGATCGTCGATTTGGATTCCGCATGCGGAAAGGTCGGAACCGTCGATGTATCCCCAGAATTCCAACAACTCGTATTTTTTTCCGGATGGCCGGTTGGTCGATCGGGACGAATCGTCTTCGATGACGGGAGACGATACTGCGGTGGATATCCGAGTCCCTTGCTGACCGGATCCCGCTTCCACTTCGATAACTTGTAAATCCACTTCCCAGCTCAAAGGCACGTAGTCTCCGGATGGGTGATCGGTAAGGTATTGTAAAATCACATCGGAATAAAAGTCTTCCCGTTTGGCCAAAACTCTCAAGTCGTGCTTGGTTACGATGTGTCTTTGGAATGCTCCGTTCATCTTGTCCACGTTGACTACGCTCATGTCCGGGTACCAGTCCCAGATGGAAACGAATTCCAGGTCGGGAAGGTCTTCCTGGGTCACACTCTCCTCGTAGTTCGTGCCGTCCGGGGTAGGATACCACCGACGCTTCGTACGCTTTGAAATCATCGGGCCTTTCATGATCCCTGTTCCGTACATCAGGCCGGAACGAAGAACCTTTTTTGTCTCTTCCGGGTAATCCATTTCGATGAACTGGTCGGAGATCACGTTGGACATTTTCAGGCAGGCGGTTTTCGCGTACTGGACAATGCCGTCGGTGAGCTCCTCTTCCGTGGGGACTGTTGGTTGGGATGGTTGTCCGGTGGAAGGATCGATGGAAGGTTGGCCAGTGGATGGATCGACCTCCGGAGGCTTGATGAGGGATACAGCGATCTGCTTTACCAGGTCTTTGGATAACCGCGGTTCCGGGGTGGGGGATAGCTCCCAGTTCTCTTCGGTTTCCGGAAACAGCATCTGGTGCAGGCGGGACAGGACGATATTGACTTTCGATCGAGTGATCTTCGGATATACTTTCGATGCGTTGTCAGATATTGTAACGTCGGGATCATAGAGTCCCTTGTACTGGCGCAATGATTCCAGCCATTCGAGTTCTTTGGGTCTGCGGTATGCGGAATTGGATTGGAATAACTGGCGCAGGCGGTAGCCAAAAGTGATCATTTCCTGGGACAGGTGGTTGGCGGGAGCAAGGGCTTCGGCAAGTTCGTCGAGCTCGTCGACTGGCAATCCGGTGCGGGTGAGGGTAAGTCGATCTATGTCCATGGTGTATCCTCCTTGTAATTTCGGTTGTGCTTGTGTTGTGCTTGTACCTGTATCTATACTTTTACTTGTACCTATACTTTTACTTGTACCTATACTTATACCTTTACCTGTACTTGTCTCAATAACCGCCGATTCCCGACGCGGGCCGGTAGGTCTTCTGCTGCAGGCTGATCTGGGCAAGTACCTGCCTGTGCTTGGTTTCCTTTTGCTGCGAGTTCTCAATATACAAGCAAAGATATTGTAATGATTCAGCTATATGACTATCATAATTCTTCACTGGCATTAGCTTGAAATCCTCGTTGCTTTGTGATTTTGGATCCTTCTCGTAATGGTATCCTCCATTCATCGCGCGCCGGATATGCTTGCAAATGGGAGAAAGGACAAAGCAAGGCTCCCCGTGTGTCATGCTGTTCAGGTAGTGTTCCACCGCATTGACTCTCGCAGTGATTGCGTTTGTATATGCCGGCTCGACATCGGTAAGCCCGACATCCGCGGAGTGCATTATTTCGTAACAGGTGGACTCGTCCGTCTGTGAACGATTGCTTCCGGAAGGGTCTCCGAATCCACCGACGCGCATGCCGAAGTATTTCTGACGCAACAGGGGAAGTAGCTGGTTCTGGCAGAATTGCTTGATTCCTACTCCATCGGATACCAGCTCATCGAGGATTCGCAGTTGTCCGTAAGGGGTGATCTGACCAATGCAGCAACACGGAGTAAGGCCAAAGTCGAAACCGATAAGCAAAGGTATGCCGTAAATTGGTTCCAATGGTTGCGATGCGACATGGATGTTGTCCTGGAATCCGGTGTAAACCGGCTTGCCTTTCAGCAGGTATCCGTACTGCCCGTGGATGTAGATCCGGATATACATCTGGTCCTTTCCCTTGGCTAGATTCTGGTAATAGTTTTTTACCGGGATATTCTTCGTGTTCTCGGAATGGGGTGAAAGTCCGGATGGCTGTTTGAACATCTCCCAGGTATCCGGACGAACTACTTCAAACATCTTATATAGATACGATGAATCATCCGGTGGGTTGGTGTCCATGATGATTCCATGCCATGTAGGTCCCCCGTCGCGTTTGGAAGGATAGCGACCGATTCTGGCGTCCATTGCCTCGATTATTTCCCTGGGTATTTCCCTCACTTCGTTGAACCATGCTCCGGTGACTTCTAGGGATAACAGGTTCGATACTTGATCCGGACGATCCAGGGCTCGGAACATTATTTCCAGATGCACGCCTGGAAATTTGGTCATGAAGTACGTGTGATCGGTAACGCGATATTCTCCGAATATTTTTGGAGGGAACCAATGCATGAACGTTTTTATAGTAGTATCACATAGTTGCCTATACGATCGGTAGCACCAGAAACCGTTTCCAGAGCGTCTCACGTATATCGGAACAAGCGGCATCTGGACACAATAGACTAATCCATCATACTGCTGCTTGTACCATCCCTTCAAATGGTTGGTGTTTTTGGGATTCATTTTCAATACGGGGCGGTGTCGATCGGGGGAAAGGATTGTCACTCGATACGAAGGTGCATTGACGACTCCTTTTTTACCATTGATGCAGACTTCTCTACCTGTACTGTCCGACATTCCGATGTTGGCTACTCGGCCTGTTTTCAGAACTATTTCCTGCAGATCGTCGGCAAGGATTTTCGAGCTGGTGTACAGGCGGGTTACTCCCTGGGGATTTCCTCCGTCTCCCATGAAGAATCCATGGAGGAATGCTTCCAGATGCGGAGTGTCGCAATCCTTGATCCATTGCGGAACGTGGCGGACAGGTTGCAAGCCTGCGGAAAGGAACAGGTCGAACATATCCATCAGGGGTTTGTTGCTTTCCAGGTTATAGGCATAGCATCCGTCGCTGCCCTCGCTGCCCTTTTTCTCTGATTTGCGATAGGTGAAATTGTTTCGGGCAAGCAATAGCTCAACGTATTCCGTGTTCCGTTTTTGGGTCAGGTTAAGGCGTTTCGATGGAATGGTCCCTGGTCTCTCGTATGCTCCCGCTGATCCTTCCGCAAACCAGAATCCCAGAAACTCGAAAAAGTCAAGGGAGTGATGGGTTGGGTTTCCGGTCCACTGGGCATCCTTGCGAACACGGACTAATTCCGATCCGTAGATATTCGCAGCGGTATCCACTTCGTATTCGCCCCAGATCTTTTTCCGGGTACGCCGTTTGCTGACCATCATTTTGTGGTCTGGGGTTACCAGGAAGTCTACCGCTTCTCCCTCGAATCCGATCATCTCTCCGGAATAGGGAAAGCATACCACGCCGTCGTGGGGTCGGTAGACAAGGTTGTCTCCGTCGAGGGTTGCGATCAGGTCGGTGGGAAGCACATCTTTAAAGAACTGCCAGCCGCGGGATTCCGTCAACACTTCGGTCTGATCGTCGTAGCAATTTCGAACTACAACAAACCTTGTCCGGCGTATTCCGTCTTGCGCTGGTTTCTGAGCGTGGGCAAGGCGGACGATCTCTATCACACAACCGCTTGATTTTCCCGATGAGAAAGGTCCCATCAAACATCGAACACGTTTATTGCTCAATGCGAATCGTTTAATGGTCGGAACATCGGTATAGTCGAAAATTACTTGATAAGGTTTAGGTTCTTCAGCCAATCACGGGGACCTCCACGTGGATTTTCGGTTCTGGTTTCGGGTTAGGTTTCGGTTCTGGTTTCGGTTTAGGTTTAGGGTATGCGTGATAGACTTTGAATATCGTTTCACCGTCTTGATTGTATTCGTGCGTGTTCCAGAAAACAACATCCAGGGTTTTAGTAGTCGGTCCGATCTCTGCCAGCGGAGACATATCGGGAAGCGGTGGAAATATCTGAATTGTGAGCATATCTTCCCATCCCTGTATATCGATATGTTTATGGAAACCACAGCTTCCGAATTCCAGTATCGCTTTCATATCGTTTACCTTATATTCAGTGCAGCTTGATGATGTTGGACGGCTCCCGGTTAAGAGGCGACGGCTTGGGTTTCGGTTGCTCATCTCCATGAGCCGCAGGCTTGGTTACCCTGATTACCCGATTGTACAGTTCAAGCAGGTTCGCATCGGCATCGGAAACCGGGTAGCTGAAGAACATGTTTGCGATGTCGATACGGGACGGGAATCCGGGAATCGGTGCGAGCTGGTATTGTACTACCCGGTGTGGGATTCCCTGTGAGTCCGGCTCCATGGATTCGACTAAATTGAATATCCGGGGGGAAAGAAGTGAGTTGGTTAAGGTTATCCTTCCCATGATGAACATACCGCCGAAGCAGCACATGGTGATAGGTAGTTCGGGTTCGGGTATGGATCCAGGTTCGGGTGTCGATTTCACTTTGTTGTCCATGTTCGTTGTCTTCCCTCAAGGTTAAGTGGTTAGTGGTTATAGGTTACTGGTTACGGGTTACAGGTTCTACTTTTACTCTGCCATATTGCATACGGTGAAGTGGATTACCTTCGTCCGGTTACTGCACCAGGTCAGCAGGCCATCTGCGCGCCGGGACTGGAATGTCAGACGGGAATTCATATGCGCTTCCATTACCAGATAATCGATGTGGGGCAGGACGTATGAATTGTAGAGTGCTTCATATTCAGCTCCCTCGATGTCCATTTTGAGCAGCCGGCAATGATCGATCCCGTATCGGTAAAACACTTCGTCCAGGGTAATCAGGTGTACTTCTGCTGACTCGTGAACTTCCGGGTTGAAAGTAAACAAGGACGAAGCTCCCCCGGTATTCTGGCCATTCCTGTTGGTGTACAGCGTGGTGGATTTCTGTCCGGGTTTCCCGACGCCGAGGTTAAGTGGTTTGATGTTCCTGCAACCGTTTATGCCAATGTTCTCCACCATGATATCGAAGGTGGACGGCACCGGCTCCAGGGCAACGATGCTAGTCTGGGGGAACAGCTTCGACATCCAGATGGAGAAGATACCCTCGTTCGCGCCGACGTCCAGCACTACGTCACCAGGGGAGAAGGACAGGTTAGCTTTGATCACATCGTAGTTGTCCTTGAAGATCTCGTCGATAAGGAGGGGCAGGGTTGGAGTATCGAGGAAGGTGAACGGAATATCGGTTGAGTTTTGGGTGTAGTGTTCGGTTTTGGTATTCATGTTATTTCAATCCCTCTATCAATTGCTTTCCAATGAACTCTGTGTATGCGGGTGGAATTGCTTGCCCCAGTTCTCTTTTAGACATCCAGTCTATACCCATCATTCGGGAAGCGAGATCGAAAGGTCCCAGGTGATGTTGTTTGTAATTTTTTATCGTTGAGATAAAACATTTCGAAGTTATCTGTAACGCTTTTTCCTTTTTGTGATTACATTGCGGCTGAAAAATCAGCCATGATGTCTCGAAATTTCTATGCCTCCTAACCCACTCATTGCCTTCTGAAAGATTGAACATCGATCCGCACAACACGATTCCGTGGCTATATGGAGAGCCAATCACATTTTCGATAATATATGGCTTTCCGCTGGTACACAATCGTTTTTGGACATCCTTGTAAATTTATCACGAGTTGCCGATGAGTAGTGCTGATACGGAGGGCTGGCATGGATCGCATCGAAACCATCCAGCGGGTACGTCATGGCGTCGGCCTGGTAAAACTCATCCCCGCAGTAGTTCGGCTGTTGTTTGATGTCCACACCAACCACGTAGAACCCAGCTCTCTGGTATCCTTTTGTGGCGCCACCGCCTCCGCAGAACAGATCTAGAAGTTTCGGTTTGTTTCCTACCATCTTTCCGGCCCCTCGATTTCGACTTCCTTGTCCTTCTCGCCTTCCTGGTCCGGGTCCACGTACTTATCCATGTTTTCCGGATTGAGTGCGTGTTCGATCTGGTTCAAGTCGATTGTGCTTTGTCCCGCGAGCTTCCGTTCCCCGGCCAGACGTGCGATCGCCGCCTTGTCGTCTTCCAGCCCTTTGATGATAACAAAGAACCCGTTTGCATTGCCTTCCTGGGTAGCCTGGGCTTTTACTTTTGCAGACATCAGGGCGGTTTCGATCTTCATCAGCTCCTTGACGAGGAACTGGAACTGCTTGTCGTCGCCCATCATATCCTTCAACTTCTTCCTGCCCGAGACGTTCCGGTACACCCACCGCATGTCCTGGAGCATCTGGTATGCGGATTTCGTATCGTCGGCGTCTTCCGGATCGTTGGGCGGAGTGACAATGGGGGTTGATGGAGATTCGGGCTTTGGTTCGACTACCGGTTCAGGCGGTGTGATCTGTACGGGGGGAAGCTCCTCGATCTCCACACCCAGGGCTTTGGATACCCCAACCAACTGTGACGATAACCTGGCCAGCGCCTCCTCCTTCTTCCGGCGTTCCAGCTCCAGCTTCGCCCTCTCCATCCTTTCCTTCCTGGCGAGATAGGCCAACTGCCCCGAGGACAGGTTGCCACGCTTCTTCATGTTGATCGACGAGGTGATCACGTCTCCCTTCGGCTTGAACCCGGATTTGCGCTTGACCGCATTGACAACCATTTACAGACCCACCCTCTCCCTTCCTTCCAAGAACCAATCGTACGCCCCCACCCTATACCCTCGTGACAAACTTTGTCAAGGAAATTTTTACACATTGGAGAATCGATCGCCACGATCCCAGGAAATGTAAAACGATTTCTTTTGACAACCGATTTTCCACTTTTTTCTACAATATATCCAGGTACTTATCTTACATACTATTATCCATTCTACTTTTTGTAATAATTACAGGTACTTAAACGGTGAGGAGAGATTGGGGAGCAAGGAAGGCATGGGTGGATGGGATACAGGGGACCCATCTACCCCCTCCTCATCGCAAACCGGGACCTGGGGGTATCGTAACACGAAGCATTCTTTTTGTGCTACGGGTGGGAATGCGACGGGTGGGATCGAATGGACTAACGTATGAACTATCTAATGGACTAACGTATGACCATAGGGTAGCGACGATTGATAAGGGCTTGTTTGGGGGCTTGCTCAGATAGTAGTGGAACAACAGTGAATGATAAACTGTAGATATAGCATAGATGTGAATGAGGGTTAGTCATTACAACGAGTCCCCCAGGAGCGTGACGAAAAGTGATCAACACTTGTGATATCAACTGTATAGATCAACTGTACATTCAACTGTACAGATCAACTGTACAGATGGCCAAAGGGAACCAAAGGAAAAGTGTTGAGCAGAAGTGTTGAGCAGAAGTGTTGAGCACTTTCTCCATCCTTTCCTTTCCTCGTTTGATGGATGAATAGTCCACAATCCCCATTGAAATGGTGGGGTTTCGTAGTGCAAGACAATCGCCCAGGGCAGCATAGAAAAAATCTATAATAGTATCAATAGTATCTATAGTCAGGGGTACAGGTCAGCGGAGGGTGGAAAAGTAAAAGTGGAAAGAAAAGTATAATGATAATGGTAGGTTGAAATGGTGGGTTCGGAAGGGGAAAGGGGGCGAAAAATAAAGGTAAAAGTAGGATAAAACAGGTAATTATAATAATGGTTTGAAAAAGATGAAATAAATGTTGACAAAGTGTCAAAAGAATTGTATGCTAAAAACAAAAAACGAAGGAGGGGTTGATCATGAAAAAAAGTGAGGAGCCGGGATGCGGGGTTTACGGCGGGCACGAGTACGCCGAGAAGGCCTGCCCGAAGTGTGGGCAGGTGTTTTGTTTTTCCTGCTGCAGAGGGACAAACGTCCACTGCGGAGGAAAGTATGACCCGGATTATATGTATTGTCCGGGTTGTGGGGCGGACTACTATGCAGAATAGCGTAGTTGTCCTGCAGATCAAAGGGGAGTTGCGGCCTGAGAAATCGGGCTCGTGGCTCCCCTTTTTGCGTTTGAAAAACCTACGTCCCCCGGGAGAAATCGGTGGGCGGTAAACTTTGAAAGAGGAGAAAAATCATGAATAAAAAAGTGCTGGTAGATAATTTAGGCCGCATTGTTGGCCTGGTTGCTCCGCGCACCGGAAAAATCGGCGCAAGTATTGAGTACGGCGGGGTCAGAGACGGCGTGCTGGATGTTTGGGGGATTGCGCGGATTGAGCGGAAAAATATCGATGAGTATGCGGCCGTGCATCTCGATGTGTACGATGGCAACGGGGGGCGTAAGATTTATAGATTTGCAAAGTAACATCTATCGTACTTATGTAAAAATGCAATATAATTTCGCCAATGGAAGGCTCCTTACCAATGAAGATAAGACAGCATTAGAACTGATGGTTGAAGTAAATCAAGGTAGTTCATAATTCACAGCAAAACTTGAAGAACTTGGGAAAAAGCTTGTTGAAGGAGCAATACATAAAATGGAAGGAAAACATTTTGTTATAATTGGTATCGCCGGGCTGCTTGCATGGTCAAGCCATTCAATTATTAACGGATATATTGCTTCACAAACGGAACAAAAGAAAATAGAGTCACAGATTTCACTTTCTAAAGAAGAAACGCGACGACTTGAGATTATGAAGGAAGCATCAAGGGAAGTCCCATATGTTGGCACTAATGTTGTCATGACTGAAGAAATGATAAACAAAATATTTAAGGGTGCATTAACTGCAAAGTCAATAACCATAGGAGGAAAAACAATGGAAACGACAAAGACAGATTACCAAAAACAGGCAAATGATTTCATGGAAAAGGTTGGGGCGAACATGGAAGTAAAATTATTGGGAAACTGTCCCTATTTCGATGATGATAAGGAGCCCCGGGACGTATACCAGATCACGTTGAAACGGGGAGGGAAAAAGTATAGTTTCCGGTTTGGGCAGTCAATTGCAGATTCTGAGAAACATATTAAACCCACCGCGTATGATGTACTGGCGAATGTTCAGAAATCGGAAATTGGGACGTTCGAGGATTTCTGCTCAGAATTCGACTACGATGAAGATAGCCAAAAAGCAGAAAAGATATATTTCTCGGTACAGAAGGAATACGCCGGGATACATAAAATATTCGGCGATGTTATCGAAGAATTGATCGAAGAATTGGAAGAAATAAACTGAGGGAAGGGGGAAGAATAAGACTATGAAAATGCTGAAGAATTAAGAGACACGGAACTATATCGTAAACTGGTTGAAAAGTATGGTGATAAAATATGAGACAGTATCAGGCGTGGGTCGATGTGCTATTGGCTAGGATAAGGAGGGAAGGAAACGATGAAACGGAAAGAGAAGGCGGGGTTTGGTCTGGTCGTCCGGGATCCGGTCGTCCAGGAGGTGTAGGCCATGGATATCCTCATACTGATTGGGGTAATAATCTGGGTGGGATGGGAATTGAAAGGGAGGGGAAGGAAATGAAAAACATAGGGGAAAGCATAACACTACGGAAAGATGATGATAACGATAAACTATGGGATTCTATTCCAGATTACGCACTGGGGGAAACTCCTGAAAATATCTATGACGAAAATCCTGATTTGTACCGGTGCATTGTCGTCAAACGCGCCCTGAAAGCAGGATATGGGGAAGTTGATGATTTTCAAATAACCGATATCCTGGTAGACCTGATGCATTTTTGTGACGTGGTAAAACAAGATTTCTACGAGCATGAAAAAACGGCAAGGATTCATTATTTAGCAGAAATAGGAAGCCCTGGCACAGGGATAAAAGGGAAGGAAAAGGTAGGGAAATGAAAGCGAAAATTGAGATCGATATGGATAACGCGGCATTTGAGGATGAAAAAGAATTGCCAAGGATGCTCAAGGAGTTGGCGAACCGGTTAGAAAACTATGAAAGGCTGCAAAAATGAGATTTAATGGTCCTGTATGATGTCAACGGAAACCGGGTGGGAGAATTAAAAATAATATAACTTTTTGTCATACATGACAAAATTAACAGATTAATCCGTGGGTTGCGCATACGATACCACGCAAAGAAAGAGACAGAAATCATGAAAAAGTTGAATCAGGATGAAATTGCAAAGAATATAGCTGTCTATGTCATGTGCGGCGGGGGGGGATGCTGGGCCAAGGAGATCGATCGATGAGACAACGAAAACAGGAAACCGAGCAGAACATCACGCTCCACATCGACAAGGAGGTCTGGAAAAGGTTCAGGATCATTGCAATCCAGGAAGACACGACCATGGGCAACCTGGCCTCAGAAGCATTGCTAACATACGTATCCTGGCTGCGACGGGCAGAGCAACAAAATGAAAGCATGGAACAGAAAGCCATGCGAGAAGAGGAAGTCGCGGCGATGAGGCTGGAACTGGAAGAAATCAGAATGGACCGGATCAGGGCACGACTGGAGGGACGAAGATACAAAAAGCAGAAGAAAATGATCCTCCGGGCCGCAGAGAAAAAACGAGAATGGGATTCGGGAAGATCAAAATACCCAATCGTAAATATGGAACCGCAAACCGAATTGCAAAACCACCTCGCAAATTATGATCCAGATCCAGATGGCGATTTCGATCCTGAATACCCTGAATACCCAGAACTCCCGGAATACCCAGAACGGACGGAATACCCAATCGTAAATACGGAACCGCAAAACAGGGAGCCAATCGCAAACATGGAAGCCCAAAACGGATGGCAACCGAATAGCCTGTAAAAGATCAAGCGCTGGACCATTAAACGGCAAATCCCCCTTGAGACGTGTCTATCTTCATCTTCGGGGGGATAGGTTTGTTTGGAATATGAAATTGTAATGCTACGGGACATTACTTTTGATTTTTGAAAGACCTGCCAGCTTGCATTTTATTTTTGTGTTCTTCCGTCATCACTTTCTTCGGTCCGGTAAACTTTTTGGGAGCCTTTTTCCCATATGGCATGGTCGGATAATAGGGACATTCAGGAATGCAGCAATCCGTCCAGGCTCCATCACTATGAAAACCCATGCAATCGTAGCCCTGGCTAATATTTGTTCTTTAAACGTAAGCGGTTCACCGTTCAAATGTTTAAGCAGCTCCGCTTTCCCTTGTTCTCTCATTCCCACCTTCTCGATAGTCTGAATCATCTCTTCTCGCTTATTCATGCTGTTCACCTTTCTCCTTTTCGATTTCTTTTCCATTGGTTACACTGGTTATTGTTCTTGGACGATCCCACCATGGACTGTGGCACTTCGGGCAAACCCTGATTTTTCCTTCATCCTTGGTAGGCCATTCGTGGCCGCATCGCTTACAGCTTACAATTTTCAAACTCATGGTCGTTTACCTCTTGATTGTTGATATATTATTAGGAGTATGATTGTGTCAAAATGTTTTTCGGATTATTTTCAACCTGCCGCGAATCATACTGTGAAACCTACCACGAATCCTTGTCCCGGACAGCCTCCCGCCACCAAGCCGGCAACCAGCTCATCCGTAACAGGTATGTCTGGCGGAACTGGGCGTCGAGGATGAAGGACTCGCAATAATCCCATTCCGATCTCATCGCCCGGCCGGTCATCTGGAGCACGGTGAGCAGCATGGTTGCCGCAAACCACTCCTGGCCAAGACGGGAACTATACACCCTTGCCGCAACGATCTTGTCACCCAGATATAGCCACGGAGCCTTGGCAACGATAACAAACCGGCATAGATCGTCCTCCAGGCTGACGCCTCTCTCGCAGGACGGGGATACCAGGACAAGTGGAAGATCGGATTGCCTGAATCTGTCCAATACCTCCTGGCGGTCCCGGGAGTTGTGGGTGATCACTCTGGGCATTGATAGCGAATCGGTGATCAGGTTGGCCAGCTTGTAGGATACGGCGTGGATCAATCCCTTCTCGTCCGGGTGGGAACAGACGATCTCGCGGATCCGATTGACCAGCTTGGGAGTCTCGATGTCCATGGTCTTCGCGGTAAGATTGGCTGCGGATTCCAGATGAATAAGGCGGGAATGAACCGGGAAGGTCGAAGGGACCAGCTTGTAGTCGATGTCTTCCAGTGGGATTCCGAGACGTTTCGCTTCTAACTTGATGGGAAGAAACGATGCCGACATCAAAACCCATTTCTGCGCGTGGGACCAGAGAAACTTGTCCGCCAGGTTTTCAGTGAGCCAAAGCGGCCGGAAGGTGAACTTGTCTTCGGAGGCGTCGATCATCCAGGTCGGATCGACGTTATCGGTGAACAGGTCGATCTTGCTCAACAGCCGGCCGACACGAACGGACTCCCTGATTTCTCTGATCGGGGGTGATGATGGGTGTTCCCCGTAGGATTTTATAGTGCGAGTAAGTTTTCCAAGGATCGAGCTGCACCGGGTCCTGGCTACATCCGCAAATTGCTTCCAGGTGTCCAGGAGCTTATCGTGATCCCTGGAGGTCTTCTGCAGGTTGTCGATTTCGTCTTTCAACCCCAGCCGGCCCAGAGCATAGGAGGTGAAGGAAAGAGCGGTGAATTCGATCAGGGTGTTCTCCAGGTTGTCCGCTTCGTCGATGATGTTGAATAGAGACTTGGAAAACATTCCGGGACCGTTGACCTCGGCCAGGAGGTAATCGTAGTTCAGGATGCGAAGGGTGGACGATAAGCAGTCCCGTTTGGCAATCTCGTATAGACACCTCCCCTTGTACTCACAGGGAGAGGACTTGGCGTGGGTACACTCGTCACAGGTGGATGGAGGGGTGGATGAAGGGGTGGATGCAGGGGTGGGTGTATGATTGTTCCGGGAGGTCAGGATGCAGGGATAA